ATACAGTTTCTTTTCTTCCATTATCTCTTTTAAAGCTGCACATCCCTGTGCTTTGACCTTCTTGGTCATACGAACTCCTACTCCATCTGCTTTAACAGCACTCGTTAAAAACATATTTTCATATTCTAATTCGTAATATAATTCTCTACATACCATTGTGCCTTGATTGTTATTTTCTACTATTATCATTGCATCGTTGTATAGTTTACCATATTTTGCACATACATCTGGTAACAACATAGGAGATATTAAATTATCTCTCATAGTACACACCTGTTCAAACATATTACCATCATGTATATCAAATATAGTAAATGTAGAATAGTCCATTCCTTTACCTTCTGCTGTATCTACACACATAATATACTCATGGTGTGGTTTAGGTTTTTTAAATACTTTTACACTTCCATACATTTCTAATGGGTTTTCAGAGGTTAATCCTAAAATTACATTAGATGGTATCAAAGTTCTTCCAGTTCCTAAGAATGAGTTTCCAAATTCTTGTTCAAACTGTAACTCAGATGTGTTTGCAACTGTTTGTGTTTTCCATTTTTCATCTCTGCCTGGCACATCATACCAGTTAACTTGGTAGTTTGCAAATTCATTTGACCCTGTAACAGATGATTCCCAGATACGATGAAACATATTACCCACTCCATTTGCAGTAGATGTAATAATAACCTTGGAGTTCTTACCAGAGGTAATTACTGGATATGTTCCTGTGTAGAATGGTTCTGCGTTTTCGACAAATGCAAACTCATCCAGATAAAGAAGATTAACAGAAAGACCACGAATTGAACTGGTAGTAGTAGCAGATGCAATAATTCTTGAATTGTTCTCAAAATCTATACTTCCTTTATTAAGTGATTTAGTACCTGGCTGTAAAAAGAATGGTACATTTTCCAACATGGTTGTTATACGAGATAACATTTCTCTTGCAGTGGCTCCTTTATTTGCAAGTATGGCCACTGTTTGTTCTGGGTGGAACAAGATATACCAAAGAAGGTAGGCACATACAGTAATTGATTTTCCACTCTGCCTACAGGCAAGGACAATGTTAAACCTATTATCAATAAACTGCTCAATAAGATTTTCTTGATATTCATATAATTTAAATGGAACTAACCCCTCATCTAGTGAAATTATTCTTATGTATTTTGTAATGAAGTATGCTGGGTCACGAGTACACTTTAGATATTCTTGTACCTTATCGTTATCCCATTCTTCTGCAACCCCACTTCTTTTTACTTGGGAATTGCCTAGATATCCTTCATTCTTAGGTTTCGGCATCTTGTTTCTTTAACAGTTTTTGTAATTCAGCAGTAGACCCTACAAATAAATTTTGATTGGTTGTTTGATTTCTGGGTTTATCATCTTCTAAGTCATCCATCATTTTTTGAATTTGTAATAACTTTTCAGATGTTTCTGATACTGTCTTAATTAATTGTCCAGCAACTTCATAAGTTCTTGGATGTTCACTTTCCTTAGCAAGGTCTAGGATACCTTCTATTGCATCCTGGCCCCTCTCTACGAGTCCATACAGAGTGTTTCTGGTGTATTTGTAGTCAACCTGTTGTTCACCCCTTCTTTCAGAGAAACGACCCTTATCGTCCCTAGGAATGAGTTGTTTGTTGGTTGTTTTAACTACTTCTTCTGCTTCATTGTTGATGTCTAGAAGTTCGTCTAGTTTATCGTCTATAGATTTTTTCATAATTAAATAGTGGTTTTATCAGTATTATAGTCTGAGTCGTTCCCATCAAAAAAGTTTATTGTTTCAGTTATATTTAGTGGACTTGTTTCTGGGCTTACATTAGTTGGATTAGGCACCATTTTAACTTCACTAGACCTTCCAGCAGTTGAATCCACTTTACCATCATCTGATATATATGTTCTTGCACGAACATCTCTAATAATCTCGGATGATGAAATAGAACCATATAAATATGTTTTCATTTCAAAGTTTAATGTCCATATAATAGCTCTTCTAGATTGAAAGTCACCTTCATATTCGTCTGAGAAAGATGTGTCTGATAATATGATAGGTACATCTCTTTTTTCACTTGTGCCTGGCACTGTAGTCATGGTAACTGTAAAGTCTGGAGTAAAGAATGGTAATATTTGTTCTACAATCTGTAATGCATCTTCTGTGTTTTTTGCCATTACATATAAACCAAAGTTTATATTATAAGGAACTGGTGCAAATTGTGTCTTTAAAATTGTATTATCGGTGGCATCTTGTAGTTTGTATTGTTTTAATTTACCAAGTTTTCTTTCTGCATCGTATGTAAGACCAGTAATATCAAATGCAAGTCTAGGTAAAGTCATTGCAACCCTTGACTTTGTATTGTCCATGATATCACCTGCTTGGTCTAATCTTGCAATGAATTTTTGTTTGGGCCCATAAGATAAAGGAACTCTAATAAATTGAGTTGCATCTCCAGACTTATTATCTCTCATAATATCTATCTCATTAAACATAGTACCGAAAACCGATACTGCTCGTTTAATTGCTTCGTGATAGAAATGTGCTTTACCTAACATCCTTAATCCCTAATACATAATTTTCTGCAGCGTTTTCTGCATATTCTTCACTTTTATTTTTATATACTTCATCTTTAACCCACATGCTATCTTTATAGAATCGAACACCCCATGAGTCTCCTGTTTTACCAACATCTGCTTTACGACCATTATTATCACCCCAAAATTGGTGGTTCATATCTTGAAATACTTTCATTCCTAATTCATCTTCTTGTAACATATTTAAATACCATATTGCCATAACTATATTTATAGTGTTCCAAATGGGTTGTTTTCACTAAAGTCTACAATGTTATCTCCAGCAGTTTCAAAGTCTTTATTATCTGCAAGTGGGTCGTTTGGCATTACATATGTATCTGGTGCAACTGTAATTGTTCTGGTTGCATTACTCGTTGCACCCACTATATTACCAGCATTTGCATTTGATGATAGTACAAACATTGTATTAGAAGCAGGAGTTCCAGTATCACTGTAAGTTATATTATTGATATTAAGTGTTTTAATATTTGAACCAGTTGATGAATAAGATACTACATTACCAGTAACAGTTTTACCTGTATTGACTGTTTGTGTTACTACTTCACCTACTATAAAGTCTCCAGAACCAGTACCAAGTGTCATTGATACTTGATATGAGAACTGGTCTTCAATATTGTCTAGTTCTGCAATACCGACATCAATCTCTTCATGTGAGTACTCGAAGGTTTCACATTGTAGTTTGAATACATTAAGTTTACCTAATTGGTAGAATGGGTTTTCATGTTCTACAAATCTTATTTCAAATACTTGGTTTCCTAAAGGAAAGTAAATCAAGTCTCCTTCTTGAGGTCTCGTTGATACTGCAAGGTTACCATCTAATGATATGAATCTGTTCCATGTTCTTCTTGATAAAACAAAGGTTGCTTGGTCTCTGACTTCAACACCAAATTTAGATAGTAAGTCCCCCTCACCCTCAAAACCCTCGGTGTTTTCTATGTACATCTCAACTTGATATGCGTCACCAAATTTAGATGATGTGTCTTCACCAAACAGTTCATCCTCATCTACAATAGTCCTAGGTAAGTAAAAACAATCGTGTCCATAGAACCTAAGAGACTCTACAACCAAATCTTCGTGTAGGTCTTGTTCGGATGTTACTGCATGGTTAAAATAAACATTTGTAGGCATAATATTAACCCATCATTATAGCAGATTCAGTCTGTAATAAATTACTCTGTTCCTCTAACTTTTCAATTTCAGTATTTGCGTCTTCTAGAATTTGTCTTCCTTGTAATGTAACTCCGCCGGGCAACTGTATTCCCTCGAACTTAGATAAATTCTGACCCCATTGTTTTTTAATTAGTGCAGTGACATATTTCTTTAACCAAACATCATTGTATATGTCTGTAAATTGTGTTGGGTCTATCTTTCTATAACAATCTATTATAATATACTCACCAGAATTAACTGCATGTGACCAGTCCATATCTAGATATAATCTGTTCTGTGCTTTGTTAAATCTAATTGGAACTTCTCCAATTAAAAGTTCATCTAGTAATTGAATATGGTTTTGTACCATTTCATATTGTATGATAGATGTAGAAGAGATGTCATAGAGGTCGTTTAATCTCAATTGATATCTCAAATCAAACATATTAAGTCCAGATTTATCTACAAATGGAAATATTCTTAATACTGATAATACCGATTCTGGAAGAACAACATATCCTTGACCCTCTTTGAAAGTCATGTTACTTGAAATGTGTGAACCAGTCGTTGATTGTCCCATACTTGCATCTGTTTTTTGATTTGCAAGGTCGTTGTCATTAATTTGATGTTTTAAGAATGTACGAATAGTACCATCATAATGATACTCTGCAAAATATTGTAGTGCATCATCGATGATATCATCAATCTGGTCATCATCCACATTGATATCCAACACTGGTTTACCCAGTTGTCTTAGTGCGTATTCTTTTAGTGTTGCTTTGCTGTTTGGAGCTGCCATAACATAATCCTATTAGAAATTTTCTTTTCTCTAATACTATTTATGTTATTTTTGATTTGAAAGTAGAAAATCGTCTATTTTTTTATTGATATTGTCAAGAGAGTCCATCATTCTTTCCATGTCTCTCATCATATCTTCTTTAGAAACAAAATCACGATTTATTTCTTCTCTTGTCCTGTTTAAAAGTATTTCTAGTCGTTTGGTCTCATTATGTAAGTTTATAATGAACCATACAAAAGGTGCTACGATTCCTGTGAGTGCTAAGTTCCAAAGCAAGTGTATTGATTCCATTTCCATTTTGTTCCCTAAAATACCTAATAAAAGGTTGATTGTATAAGGTTATTTAGGGAATTCTAGATTTCCAGTTTTTGGACAAACTCTATATTCTGCAACATCATTAAATGAAT